CGAATACTGTACCGGACCACTCCAAGTGCCGGCAGCATCCGATATCGCCTTCTTTGTAGATTTCCAGCGGGCACCAGCCATAATTGTCTGGCTCCAGCCACATGAATTACCGGTCAGGATCGGACGCGCCGGTTTGGTTACGCTTGTATGATAAGTTGTAAATTCTTTCTCTACAGGCTCAATAACCATAGGAGGAATAAAGATATCCCAGTATTCCGAATTAATATTTTCGACAGTGAGAGGCTTGTATAATAAGTAACTACTACCGGTCTTTAGATATTTACCTCCTGTGGTCAAAAATGGCACAGGGGTCTGCCCTGTATTTTTCTTTTTACAAAATATCTTGCCACCTGCAAAAGATAAGAGATCACGTTGGTTGTATTCCCTGTATGGACTATAAGGCTCTGTTATATAGTTTAACCCGGCTTCACCCGGATCACCTTCTATCTTACTCCATTTATAATCAGCAGGATTATCAGACTCCGTTGCAGTCTCCTTATTGTAGGCTAGACCTACGTATTTCTTGCCATCAGGATTATTAGACATACCATTTCCTTGGGCATCATCGGCATATCGCATCCAAGTATATAAAGTCTTTCCGTCTTTACCTGGTTTACCCGGTATTCCTTCACCTACAATCAAAGCCCAAGTATATAAACTGGGATCATCAGATTCAATTGGTGTCAATTGATTAACGGCTAAACCTACATATTTCTTTCCGTCAGGCAATTCAGACATACCATTCCCCTGAGCGTCATCAGCAAATTTTAACCAGGTGTAATATTGTATTCCGTTATCTCCTTTAGGACCAGGAACGCCCTGTTTCCCTGGCAGACCATCTTCAGTGAGTAATTGCCAGGGGTGATTGGGATCACCGGTATATAACCGTTTGCCACCGGTGGTTAAATATTTTCCTCCGGTGGTCAAATATCCTCCCGGATTCTTTCGAGGCTTAATCCCTAGATTGTCCCTATTGGCGATATAAGAGGCTCCATCACTTCTGACTATGTTACTTTTTACATAGCGACGATTAGGGTCCCATTCACCTACAGCCTCGGCACTGCTTCCATCTTTTCCGTCTTCACCTTTCGAGACACGTTTAAACCAATCCGGATTATCGTCCGCCGGTTCTGATGTTGTTCCATCCGGATTGACGCATAACCAGGATGAGCCATTATGGGTTACTTCATCATAATAAGCAAACTTTCCCTGTATCCAAGCCCCTTTAAAAAAGGGCACTCTCTCAACGGATGTACCATCAGCCGACATCTGATTGATCACACCAGTCATGTAGATATTATTCAGAAAAACAGAATATCCGGTCATGTTGTACCCATGTACCGACAGGTTGGTTAGATCACCAAACTGAGCCGCAATCTGGCGTTTCTCGAACTCCCAACCGTCTACATGGTAGAGATAACGGGTATGAGTCCGGGTTGAGTATTTAGATGTCTGACGATCTTTATTGGTAAAGTTACCATAAGCGACAAAGTGCATGGCCTCACAAGGATGAAACTCGTGAGGATAACTAGCCGAAGAAGGACGAAGCTGATATTTGAAAGTTTTGTTTTCCTTATCCAGTATTTCTGTGACAGTGAAATAGGCTGTAAAGAAACCCGCAAAAGTGAATACGCCCTTACTATTGTCTTTGTCCTCTGTCGCATTTTCTGAAGCAGTAAGTGAGTGAAATATACCCATACAGATATCTCCGACGGAAACAGCCCCGAACTCTCCGTCTTCAAGTTTTAATTTGGCAATCCGATTTTTGACATCGACGGACTCAATAATTCCACCACCTGGAGCGTTCCAACTTATGCCTGTAAAGACTTCTGCCCGATTAAAGCGAATCTCAGGTACTTCCAGAAATCTACGTATAATCAGAGATTCTAGTTCTCCATGTCCGAAAGCATCAATCATGCCACCTTTACCAGTCAAAATTCCAGGAATAAATTCCCCAAACTTTGCACCTTTCAAAAAGTTGATCAATTCCAGGGCAAAATCTTCAATGTCTTTCCGGAGACGTTTTTCGTCCTCATTTTTCGCCCGGAGAGCTGTATAAAGGTTATTGTCGCTAGGTACAGTTTCGGTATCAGTTGATTCAATTATTTCAAGATTCGAACCACTCTCAATTATATCAATTAATAATTGACCGACACGTCCTGCTGTATTAGCTGAAATTTGTGTTTCATCCCGGATTATTTCAGCCCTTCGCCTTAATTCATCTATTATTGATCGAATCTTATCCATGCCGTAAAGATGTTAATGTATGGAGGTTTTAAAAAAGACAGTCAACCAACTTGTGCTTCGAGTGTATCTTTAATTATTCTGCAGAATTGCTGTCCGTAATTAACTGCGAAGTGATCTCCCAAACGGAAAATACTGTATAAGTATTTTTTTGTCAGCCAGGGTTTAGGCATTCTTTTGGGGGATTGGCCGATATCCCCATTGTTGCCGACGGAGATTTCTCGGCCGTGTCCTCGTTCTACATAAACTCCATACTGGAGGAATTTATGAACGATACTTCCTTTGTCTGAATCATCTGCCCATTTGGAGAGTTCCATCTGGAATGACATCATGAGTGTACCGGTATCGTAAACCTCATATTCCTGCATTTTTTCTTGCCAAATGGTGACCATCATGTTCATCCAGCCTTCCGCATATTGCCGGGCGTCTGTGTTGCTTGCTTTGTAACCGAGTGTCGTCATTTCCATTTATTGGGGTTAACACATAGACTCAGCGGAGTATCTACAGTAATAGAAAAATAGAGACCAGCTGTTTCCGGGAAAAGCATCAGGGGAATTTCCCAAAAAGGGAAACGATCAGACATATAGGTTAAACCGGATTGTAGTTTATCCCTGTCTGTGATCAGACGAGAAACAATATCGCGATATATTCCCCTGCAGGTATTCATTGTTTCATTTTGTGAGATCATTCCGTCAGGACCTTTACTGTGATATTTTTTCAGGATCCAGATAAAATAAACCCTGCGTTCCACATAGCCACCGGCTGCCGGCATGATTTGTCCGTCTTCTGTATCATCAACGCAAAAAAAGGCATTCGACGTCCTGGAGTTGCTGATCAGTTCTTCGAGTGTATTTTTGTCCGATACCCGGCAAAACTTGAAGGATTCGAGATCCTTCAAGCAGGCATGTATATTTTCAAAATAAGGGTAACAATCAAATCTTTCCATTACGTTGTTTTGTATTAAATTTTTCAACTTCCCGTGCTTTTTCATTTAACTCATATAACGCATACCAGGTTTCACTATCCAGGACGGCATTCATCTTTGTTACGTCGCATGACGTTAGTACACGCAGCATATTGTTTATATGTGATCGCATATCCGGAGTTTCGCTACCGGTATTTTCTGAAGGGGAAAATAGAAACGGAAATTTGTCAGACAAGATCTGCTTGATCGAATTGTACCATAGGAATATTGTAAATAATTTTGCCGGGGAACAGTGTTTAAATTTATTCTGCTGTTTGGCCGTGTTGCTGTCATTCCAATTTGTTCCTGCCGAGTATAGGACCGATGCCAGGCAACGAAGGTAAAAATTGTCTTCAGTATATAGATATGCTTGATAATAGTTTTCGGCTGCCAGATATAACTTTAACGGGGATCCTTCCAACGTATCGAATACCGGCCGGAATCCTTTCAGCTTGCGAAGAGGTTTAATACCTTTCGGCACGTCTGTAATCCAGGAGAGTTTTTTTCGATGAAAATTAATTTGGTAGCTCTCAAGCAGGATTTTACGTTTTTTGAATTTACATAAGAATAGACCAGGTCCGGCGGCCTTGAGTATTTTTAGACCGGAGAAAAACTTCAGGGCCCAGATTTGAATATATTCTTCGCTTTTCCCGGTAGAGAGAAGCATTTCAGAAACAGCCAGGAATTGTTTTTCCGATAAATCAGCCCAGCTGTGCGGTACGGATATTTCAATTTTACTTATCATATACCACCGAAATAAGTTGCATGTTCTTTCTTGTTTTCATATTGCACGGCCGTTTTGAGCGCATATTCATCAGATCCGGCGTAAGTGGGGAATAGGTCAAGCTGTAAACACATCGTATTTACCGAGGCTTCCATTGTCCTGATTGCTGCATTTATATCAGATTCAGATGGTGTGTTACTTCTGATCAGCGTGCCAAGGGCACATTTTACTGCATGTAGCACCGTATAATCTGGTGTTGCCGGAACAGAAGTATATTGCTTATTTAAAAGCTCTGCATAATATTTAGAACTAATATATGAGAAAATATATTCCGGCAAAAATTTGAAAGTCCGGGCGTGGGCCTGCCGGTAGATCTCTGGATCCTTCATGTCTTCAGACGGTACGAATGTCCGGAAATCGGAATAACCGACAAACAGATGATCAGTGATACTGTGCAGTGTTGGATTCCTGTTCCAGAGTTCTTGTAGTTCCTTGTTGATTGATAGCCTACGAATAATATTTTCTTTGAATTTTTCCCGCCAAACATCTTCCTGCAGGCGTAATACTGCAACCCTGTCTTTGCTGGCCGGTATATATTTGGAATTACTGCCACCAACGACAGCAAAGCCGTTGTTGGTTAGAATCAGGTCAAGGTTCGGAATAGCTTCAAAGAGTGCTTGGTGACAGATGTACCGTTTACATAAGAACCGGAAATTGTCAGTATCTGGAAGATTAGATATGTGATTGTAAAGATCCTCTCCGAATAATCTAAGTGAGGCTGTTTCTTCTGCGATATCAACCCATTCTGAATACAGGCCAACGTCTTGATTTGAATCGAACGTTGTCGGTATAAATTTCATAAATTCCTCGTAATTACTCAGTATCGCCATTGTTATCGTCTCCATCTTTTAGTTCATTACTTGATGTTGCCTTTGCGTCTTTACCCTGGTCGAGCGTGGTGAGCATGATGATCGGAATGTCGAATATAACTTTATCCCATTCAGGATCTGCCGCTTTATTAAATTCCTGAATGATGAAGAACTGATCGAGCAAAAGATCATGAAACGGGATTTCCATTGACTGTTTCATGGTAAATAATTCGCGTTTGTCGGAGCCGGAGAAAGATCCTTTTGTTTTACCGGGTGTTGCTCCAATGAGTGACGGATGGATCCCTTGACCATAACAAAGCATATTGCTGGCTTCTTCCGAATCTTCGATCCAGTCCCCCCCCTGTTTAGTTTTGTCAATGCAGGTAATTTTTACATAGGATTGTTCAACGCCTTTGGGATCGACATAATAACCGGTTATCCAAACTTTTCCTTCATTTTCAATCCCCATCATAAACTCGCGGATATTCTCTTTTTCCTTATTCCACCTTTCGATCTGCTTTTTAGGATCGGTGATCTTTTCTTCGTCCATGATCGTTGCCCTATATTTTGGGTTGATTTCAACTAACCAACGAACTGCCAGGGAATTTTGAAATTTTGCTTTTTTGCCAATCGGGATCATTTGTTTAATGTCGAACCAACCCGAATTGAATATGGCCCAGAAGGGTACAAACGGGTAATATTTATTCCCTACGCAGGGGAAGGTAGTCAAGATTGCGAATTTGCGTAATCCTGAATCTTTTTTTATACCTTTTTCATCGGAAGCTCTGCCTGTTCTGATCTCCAGATCTCCGATCGGGTCTGCAGGATCCAGTAGGGGAATAACTTCGATTTCATCTTTAGAAATATTTTTTTCCCAATTACCGAAAAAGATGTGCTCAATTTTGCCGGTTTTCGGGTTGCAGGTTTCAAACCGGCAATAGCAAGCCTCCTTGTGTCTTAGCTGTACAATTTTTTTTCCGTCGTTGCTCAAAATAAGGACTGATACGCAGAAAAAGAAATGTTTGAAATCGTTGATCTGTTCCATGAAGTATCTGGCCGGCCTGTTGTGACGAAAAAAATTGAATACCGGGCCTGTCTTCGGGATCGGTTTGTTTGTAGTTTCATCAAGGACCTTTATTCCTCCGGAATAGCAGCAGAGCACATTGAAAAGTTGGTTCTGGCTTAAAACTTCGTCTTTGCGAAGTAGTTTCATAATTTCATGAGGCCGCAGGTTATCATCTCCCCAAGGCACATAACCTCTATACCTCCAATCATCCCCACCGGGTTTGATCGGTGTAATATCCGTATTCTCTTCAAATACCTGTGTCCCGACATTAATAACGTCGAGTATTTTGCCATATCCACTGGACATGACGAACATATTTTCTTGTGTCATAGACATACTTCTAAGTCGTTAATCATGTATATTAATTTTGTTCGTATCTGCCGGACTTCCCGGCTGCTCTGGTTCATTACATTGATCACGTCCGGATGATAGCGGACAGAGGTAACGATTACTTTCTCGTATCGCTGGATTTCACCCTTTTTATTCCAAAACATAAGAGTGACAATTGCCCCTGGTTTCAGTAGTTTGCGTGCTAATTTTAAATGTATCAGTTCCATATTAATTAAATGATCTGTCGAATGTTGCATCAAATATTCGCCCAGACGTAGCCGTTTTATATCGCTGATTACTTTGTGTCAACCGGTATGAAAATTCGTACCGGGGCATTTCTTCAGTGAGAGAGGATCTTTTTACAGATTGATCCAGGATTACGATTTCTTTGATAGGTCCCAGCTGATCATACAACCAAATTTCTTCACTGGAGAACATATCGTCGATGGCATAGGCGGCCGCCTGTGTGAGTAGACCTGTGTTTACTGTGTACTCTCTGAGGTTCTTTCGTTTGAAGTTTTTATAACCACCTCCAAAGGTTGCGTAATAACGCTCGAATTTGCCTTCGCTGGTGGCCTCTCCTATGCAGGTGAAAGTTTCTTCCACGCCAAAGCAATTCCGGTAAACGAAGTGCGTTTCTTGCAAGAAAGGGGTATAATCGATATCATATTTCATAGATCTTTCTCCCAGGGTTACTATGTAATATAAAAGCTGTTTCCCTGCAGCTTTAAAAATATCCGGAGAAACGTCCAGATATTTTACTGTGCCGCTACCGATGGCCGCGCGTTCGAACGATCCGGATGTAATTTTCCCGTCGACCAGGTACGCCACGTTTACAGTTGCCGTTGTCGATAGCGATTCTTTTGCATAAAATGCCAATATTTCCCGGCGTCCGAAAGTCGTTTTCTTTGTCGAGAACATCAGTGTAAGGAAATGGGTGTTACAAAAAGTTCCTGCAGTTGTATCAAAGTCAACATCGCAGCGCATGACTGTATGTTTGGTTTCCTGGCTACCATTGTAAATGAAAGTAAAGTCGGCCACGTTGATTTGTTGCTTGAGTAAATAAGCGATTGGCCCGTCACTACGGAGCCAGTTCGATAGCACGTCACCAATGCCGGTTACATAGACAACTCCGTCTGTATTTCGGTAATATTTTTCAGTTGGTAGGACAATTGTGTCGCCCATTTTAATAGAAAAGGTGATCGGATCACTGCTGTCCGGACTGATCACAATGTCACCAAGCGAACTCGTAAAGCAAAATGAATCGGGTTGTTTCAGGATCCTCATGGTTAGTATAATTTAAATCCGACTGCTAAAAAAGGATATTTGTATTTGAAGTCATATCCGCCTTGTATAAGCCATTTGTTCCGGGTAATGGCTAATGATGCGGAGAATCGAGTATCGACCGATAGGAACAAGGAAAATGGCCTCTGCGGGCATTTGAGAACGGGAGTTGATAACGTATAAAAGAACGTTCTGCCAAGTATTGAATTTTGGTAAATAGTATCTCTTAGTACAGCAGTGATTTCGCTGTTCGATATTAGAGTATCACTATAAACCCTTGCCTTCAGGTAATCTTCGATTATGGCCGCTGTATCTACTGGTACCGATGGTTCTGGGATATAGATGTCGATTAATTCCGGATCCGGAATATAAATGAACCCGGTAGTAAAGATTGTGTCCTTTGTTTCCACCGGTGGGCGGTTGTATATTTGCCGGCTGATGCCGAATCCTAAGAACGTACAAGCCAGGGCAAAGAATAACAGGAAGAGTATTGTACTTTTTTTCATGTCATTGATTTTTTGGCGAATATCGTATCAATGCGTTCGCTGTAAAAAGACAGCGTAAAACTTCTTTTCCTTTCCTGTGTCTGTACTGGCACGGGGAAAGGAGAAAAAAATTTAAGTCTGTGAAAACAGAAACTTAAAAATCGTGTCGTAAATGGCTTGTAAATAGCCGTTTACCTTTGGAAAAGTAAAATATTTGTTAAATATTTTATCTGTTTTCCAAAGTTGAAACACTTATTCCCTTGGCAGTGAGGAAGATGGTGACGGAAGAAACGCAGTTTCTTCTGTCTTTCGTACGAAGTATCCCCCTGGACACCCTGTTCCGTCCTCGTAATTACCACCCGCCCCCGATTTGTTATATGATTTTTAACATTTTGTAACCTTCGGGGCGGCGGTAAGCTGCCATCCCCGCCAAGAAAGTTGGCGGGGTGTGCTTACTAAATAAATGTATATTCCTTGTAAATTAAATGATAGAGGAAGCTATACCACTACCCAGGCCATAGACATAAGGGAATTTGTTCATGCCGATATACAATGTATCGAATGCGTCTGTACCGTCTGTTCTGTATTCGAGTTTATCTTCGTCTGATTCAGCGACTTTCTCCCCGCGCTTGTCCTTTTGGAAACCACGAGTACCGACGTACACGCCAGTTGCTTCCATTGCAAGGATCAATTCCTCATTGTTATCCTTATTGATGCGAGGTATAAGTCCGGATTGTCCTTTGAAACCCTGATTGATCAGGATATGTTTCTCATGGTGTGGAAGGGGGTTGCCTATCATTACAGGCGTGACAGTCCATCCAAGGCGTTCAAATTCGCTGATCACGATAGATGCAAAATCCTCTTCGTTGACAGCGTAATTACTTCCCAGAGCGGTAGTATCGTAATAATATACAACATGCTTGAGCGGCTTGTAATAGTAATAGGCACAATATTCTTGTACTACCTCGCGGATCTTGCGGTCATATTTGACAAAGAAACTTTTTTGGATGCGAGCGTCGCGGCCAACCGGTTGCCCGGATACGATCCAGTTGATATTTGCATTGTAGTCCATTCCGATGCAGGTAGGTTCGTTTGGTAGGAGATCCTTATCTTGCCGGCATTGCGCTTCTGCGATAGCCGAGAAGTTATAATCGAGGCCATCCAGGTAGCTGTAATCAAATGAACTGTAATAGTGAACATTCTCCCTCATGGCCGAATAAAAGCCGTCTGTAAGCACGCCAATACGTTTACAAAGGATCGAGGTTTGAAATACCAATGGGGGGAGATCTCGTTTCATCTTCCGGATATAGTTTTCACCCAGAACCAACAGGTTTTGAATAGAAGAAAATTCCTCATAATAAGTAGCGATTGCCCTGTATTTATTCAGCTTTTTGTTCAGCATTTTGATATGTCCAGGTAAATAAGAAGGGACGGTTTTACCGGCACCAATCAATTGCCGGCATTTATCCTCTAATCGCCAGATCTCAAATACCAGGCCCTGAATAACGGCAATTAGTTCGTTATTACAATGATCTTTGTAATTTAGGAACCAGGAACCTTTTTTCGTTGTTGGCATATCGGATATAATTAGTTCCGAATGATGCCAGGGAATGTGTCCGAAATGACCTTTGTAGCCACCATTGGCCGGGAATGTTTCTTCCTTCAGCTTATCGAAGTTTAAGAGTTTGGCTTCATCCATACCAAGCCAGTCGAGTGTAAATGAATTTGAAGAACCTTCACGGTCTTGACTGATCAGGTGGGCGATAGAACCAGTATAGAATGATAGGACATGATCCCAACATTCCGGCTCAATGTATGGAGAAGGAAAACCTGCGGATTTGGGCGGACGCCGGCCGATATAGAAATGCAAATTTCGTTTATATCCGAAGCTCTCCAGGGCGGTAAGCGTTCCGGGTAGTGTACGTGTAAGGAGTTGTTGAAAAGACGATCCTACGAAGGCGCCTGCGCTTCTGGGCATGCGTTGAATATTGCGAAGTGTCCAGGGCGCAGCGACCCCATGTGTTTTACCAAGACGACGGCCACCAACGAAAACTGTTTTATTCGCAGCTGTAAACATAACCTTCTGCTGTGGTGGATTGAAATATATTTCTTTATGCGAACCTGGTGCTGAGAGTATCTGATCATTCCCATTTGTCATTTTCAATCTCCTTTTCAGTTTTAAATATATCTTCCGGGTTAAAGGTTACATCTTCATAATCTGTGTCTGTCGCCTCCAGATCTGCTGCACATTCTTTTTCTATTTTGGCTATTTTATCAAGAATATTTGGAATCGGCTTAATTCCGATAACTCTCGGATCCGAAGTCGGGGTAAAGGGTTGAACCCGGATAGAATCCCAGTCTATTTGGGTTACTTCCTCCTGATCCAGTTTATTGAATTTGGCATAATCATGGTCGCAGCGGGCCATTGCGTTACCGTTTTTCCACTTACGGGCCAGCTCTCGTGTTTCTTCATTTCGTTGATTGAATTTCCACAAGTGCCAGTCCCGGCTTGCCTGTTCAAAGTTTCCGATCAAGATTTTGACGACTTTTAAATCGTTATAGGCTTGACTTTTTGCGATTCCGTAAATCGTCACCAGGTGATCAACGATTTCACGTTCTTTTTTAGACGGATTATCCCGCAGCATGGTATAAGCATCCCGGATCCGGAGAACAACGTTTACCTGGTTAGGGGTTAATCCTGATTGTTTCATGACAGCTACATCGTCATACAAATGATCTTCTGCCAGTTTAATGTTGCTTTGGTTCATCTTAATTCATTTGTTTCCATTTCGGTTAAATAACGACTTACATTTTCAACGGCTGCCGGGCTTGCCAGTTTTGCCAGAGTAATTTCCTGCCGTTGAATTTCTAGCATTGTCTTGGCTTTGCCGAGGCGATAGGCTTTTCCTGCAGAACTGCTTTTGTTTTCGATTTCTTGTCTGAGCTGATCTTCATCTATTTGGGAAAGAATCGCAATGTACTCGATCGGCATTAAGTTAGAGGCCAGATCTTCTATTGAGGAAAGTTGTTCATCGGTGTATTGCATATTTGTACGGCATTATCGGTAATGGCTGCCACGTCTTGAGCGAGATCCAGGTAAACCTGAAGATCTGTGGTTATGACGGTTGATTCCTGCCTGTTACCGCGTGTTAGGTTTTGTGAGGTAATAATAGCAACTTGGGAATGATCATTCCAGAGTAGAACTACTTTGGAATGATTACTACCCAGGAGTACGGTATCAAATACGTTGCCGGCGAAGTTTAGTAACTTCGATACCTTTGCAGAGGCTTTGTGGTCGATGACAACTGTCACGCCCAGGATCCTGCCGGTTTCTTTGAAACGGTAGATCTTCCGGATGAACTCTTCGGACATGGAAAAGGAAGTTATGATCATCTGACATGGTCCAACTTCCTTTAGGACAGTTTCGATCGTATCGAAGAGCTGAAATTTATCAGTAACGAAAGCTTGTAAAGGACATTCCCGTACAGGCTTGATTCTTTTGGCGGCTTCGTTATACATTGATTCCCAATTTTGCCAGTTCTGTTAGTTGTTCGTCAGACATTCCGGCGTTGGCCGTAAGGAGTTCTGTTACCCGTTCCTGCATTTTTTTTCGGAGATCTTCCGCCTTTGGAGAATTTTCAGCTGATAGTTTTGCCAGCTTTTCCTTGTTGTCGGAGATATATTTTCGGTTTGCAGAAATACGCTTTGCGTCAATAGTTTGAGTGGTTTCTGTCATTATTTTGTCAATAGTCACATTTTTGACACCATCGGTATTCGTATCAGTTTCCAGTTTGTAGGCATCGTATATTTCCCAATTTTTTACGACGGTATCATCCAACTCCAGGAACTCCTTGATATAAGGAAAACGATCACAGGGTTTGGCTCCGTCCATTGTCTTGAGAGCTTCATGTAACTTTCGCATCCGGAGAAAAAGTTCTGAGTTTTGCGTGAAAAGCAGGCGAATATTTTCGGGGAGTGCATCGTGATCAGCGCGGATCCCTCTCGTTTTTTCTAATTCTTCCACCGGTGGTATGGCATGGAAGTGTTTTTCCTGTTCTTCCATTGCAACCCCAGGATCTTCTTCAAAGCTGTCGGAGTTGATGCCTAAACGAGCACAAAAAAGGTCAAATGTTTTTCGGGCCTCATATTTGAGTTTTGCATACAGCTTTCTTTTGATGATGTTATCATACAGAATCTTGTTTCGATTAAATTGCAGCAAAAGTAGTGCAGCTTTCTCCAGGTCGATTTCTTTTTCCGGAGCATTGGAGATCTGCTTCAACTTTTTTAGTTGTTGGATGACTTCTTCTTGATTTTCCATGCGTGTTAATTAATTGATTTATTGATAAAGAGTAATGCGAATGTATTACAGGCCGGTAATTACCGAAAAGACATAAAAAAAGGGACGTTTCACAACGCCCCTTTCTTTCGATATTAACATTAAATTTAGAAAAGAACAGAATGATTCTACTCTGCGGGTGTATCAGGATTTTGGTTGATTGTTCCCTCTTCGGTTATGATCTCACCGGTGTAGAAAGGCAACGGACATTCTGAGGTGCATGAGGCTTCAATAGTTGTCCCTTTTTCTGTACCTCCGACCTGGCCGAGTTTAGTTGAAACCTTTGTTGCCGTTTCATACGCTTCGTTACCGATTATCCGGTACTTGCCATCGATCTGAGCAAACAGATACACATAGTCATCATTTGCAGCCTGTCGAGCGAATGCAGCGGCTTCTTCTGCTGTCCCCGGATGGACGAACGTTGCTTTGTCCAGGTAAGTAGAGAATGGGGGATCGCCCTGCGGATCTGATACCGGTTCAGATTTTTTTTGATCAACCCGGATTGATTGCCATTTTTTTCCAACGGCCAGTTCAAAACTTCCGGCATATACTGCCAGCTTATTCGGATCCGAAGAATTCGGAGCAGGTAAGGTAGGCCATTTGACAATATCTCTTTTGGGGATAAAGTAAATCATGTATCGAATACCCGGTGAAACCAATTGCCCACTACACCAGTTTAAGGATCCTGGTGTAGTGGGGGTTTTACATACAACAACGTTTGCCATGAGGTTAAGAGTTAGAAGGTGCGACATATTGTTTTGCTACCAGTAAACGGGTAGAATCAATGCTTTCCATCTGAGTACCCATGAACATTGTGGTAACGAACTGCATCAGGAATGGATTATCACCTCGACGGATTTCAATTTTCTCAAAATCCCCCATCTGGTAACAACCGATCAGCATGTTTGATTTTGGAGTGAGGTGCAAATACGGAGAATCCTTCTTTGCGGTCAAAGGCACGATTGTACACATATCGTTTGAGCCTTCAACGAAAGTTTGATTGAACTCTTTGTTATAGGCAACGTTGCCGGTTGTTTGCTTGTAATCGTCACAGTAGGCATTGTAAACGAAACGTGGAACATACAAGTTTACTTTTTCTTCTTGCAGTTCGTCCGAAGCATTACGGTAAATTTCTTTCAATACGTCTACGGCGTTGGTCGCGTCGATGGCACTTGTCAATTCAATCAGATTTTTTTTATCTGCAGAGATAGTGTTCGCTTTGACTTCTGCTTCTGTAATGGTGTCAATTCCATTGTACAAATCGACGGTTTTTGTTCCACTTGCATCTCGTTTGGCCTTGAAAATACTTTTTGCGATTGATTCGGAAAGGCGTTTCATCATAAGCGCATTCACTTGCTTATTAATGTCAACACCTTCCAAGCCTTTACCTGAAGTGATTCCGGATCCGTAAATTGTTTGTACCAATTCATTCGGATCAAACTCTTTTACACAGGAGCCGAGGAATGTTTCAACTTCTCGACCTGTAATTTTCAAATCAGATGTTGCATTTTTCTGGCCGGTGTAAGGACGAAGTTCAAACGGACCGTCAAGGGTTCCGACTACCTCTTTGTATCGGATACCGGTACGCAGGGTAAAATAGGGAAGGATCTTCTCCAGGCCCAGGATTGCCAGTAACAATAATTGTTTACGATACTGTACGGCGGATTTTTGAAGCGAGGCTTCGGTTACTGAAATGGTTGCCATATTAGATATTTTTGATTGAGTTGTACAAATCTTTTGCTGCGTTGATGTCAGCAATCGTGTCGTCTGAGCCGCCATTCGTGTCTGTGGCGTTTGTCGGTTCGGTTGTCACTGCGCCTGGTTTCCCATTCAGTTCTGCTACTTTGTTCTCCAGATCGGCAATTTTCTGATCCTTTTCTGTGACTTCAGCCTGAAGCTGATCACGTTCAGAGGTCAGGTTATTGATTGTTTCCTGGCGGGCGGCGAGTTCGTTGTTTACTTTCAGCAGGTGTTCGTCTGTGATTTCCTGCTCCTCACGGTCTGCAGGGAAATTGCAGAAGGCCCACAATGCTGCGAGCGAGTTTTTAATTTTTGTCATAAGATTCTTGTTTGATTGGTTTGTTTCTGTGGGTTTTTCCGGTTCCGGGAAAAGGTTTTCAGGTATTTCAGGGTACCCCATATCTGCGAATAGATCCAGGTCTATGTTTACGGCTCCGGAAACGGTAATGATTTCATCGGCCAGACCTAAATTAACCGTATCTTGCGGGGATAACCATTCTCCATTACCATTCTTGCGATCAAGGATATCTCGGAAATGATCTGCTGGTTTTCCAGTGCGGGTTGAATAAATATTGACGATCCGATCGTTGGTTTTTTCCAATGTATCGATCGTGTCTTTAAGATCTGCGATATTTCCACGTGCTACGGTAGAACACTGATGAATAAGATACAGAGCATTGCTGGAGATCTGGCGGGTCTTGCCGGCCTGGGCGATTAGTGTTGCTGCGCTGGCCGTGTAGCCGTAACAAACAGTCGTGACGTTCTCGATCTCACAGAGAGAATCATGAATTAACAGTGCGTGACTTACATCGCCGCCGATCGATCGAATATTAACGGTGACTTCAGAGGCTTTGAGATCACGGATTTCATTGCACTTTTTTTTGAACTTGTCAAAAGTTGCAATTCTGTCCTGCGGATCATCAAATTGCCACCATTCCGGGATTCCGATGATTCCTTCGATGTCGATAATAGCCTTGTTGGGGGCCTGATTGGTGATACAAATTGTTCCAAGTTGGGGCATAAATAGTAATGTTGCAATAAATTATACTGCAACATTACTACTTACCAGAGTGGCATAAAAAGACTGTAAAAGGTGGGTTAATGGCAAAAATAAAGGGGATCAGGGCTTTTGAAAGAAAGAGTAAGTCCCCGGTACCGCTTCCCGGATGCTTCATTTTCGATTGACAATCCAATCGAACAGGTTGCGTAAGGTTTTTCTTTACTACCAAGAAGGTAGCAGGCGTGGTTAATGTCTGTTACTATTGCACAAACAGGAATAGCGTTCCACTGCCAGAGGCTTACTCCTGATAGGTCAAACAGTGAACCTTTTACCATATAGGTATAGATTAGCTGCCCCTTTACAACTTCAGAAGACACGTCGAAAGAGCATAGACCGGCAACTGGAAGTTGTACAAAATTTCCTGTTATATTAAAAGTGTTCTCTTGATTATAGAATTTACTGATTTCTGTTTCTTCCAGTTGGGCCAGGCTGATCGACTTTATACCCGGCAAAATAAGTTTTGTACTTGTTGTATCCATAGTGTCCGCTATTATCCATTGTGTCCCGTATTTCGCAGTTGTGCAAAATACGGGTTGAAGTCGAAAGATTAATTTATAAATTAAGAGAGTTTAACACCTGCGCGGCGGTGGTATTTCTTCCTGAGTCTGTAATACTTTTGCCGGACAGTTTCAAAGTTTCTGGCATTTTGTTCTTCCACTTGCTTGAGTAATGCAACATCCGTGATATAATCGGTAGGGCAAATGATCCCGTGCTTTTCACACCAACCGCGTATGACAGACGTCAACCGACAATTTAAATTTTCCAGACTGCCGATTTCCGTCCACATGTTATTAATGAACAGTGATTCAAAACTTTCTACCAGGGCATCTTTCCCCGATTCGCATAAGTAGGAATATACGCGTGGATCTTTATCTTTGAAATACTGAAGGTTAACAGATACATTCCCTGTTTCGGGTACAATGTTGGCAGGTTGTTTATCCAGAAGACGCTTTAATAGCTTTGCTTCAGGACTATCTTTCACTAGTTCGATAGGATTGCCAAAGTGCCGCGTTAACCAGGCGGCCAGATACGGTTCTACGTTGAGAGTGATTGTATTCATTATTGATGATTTTATATAGCAAAGATACTGAAAATAAGTGAATTAAACTAAGACGATGAAGTGAAAGTTTTGGTTACACTTTTAGAAACAAAAGTGTAACCAATTGTAACCGAAAATTGTAACCAATCTAACTTATTAATATAATATCTTTTATATCCTTTTTTCCCTTAGTGGTTACAAAGTTACATTTAATTAGAGTATAATAAGGATGAAAAGGAAGAAGGAAGGATAACGGAGAGGGGGGAGGGGTGAAAAATAGATGTGCTAAAAGATGCAAAACAGGGTGAAAAACAAGGACTGAATAATTGGTTTGTCACTGAAAATTACTATCTTTACACATGCTTATATTGGGGCGGTATAATCCTCTTTATAAGGATTGAGAGGAAATCAGGATATTTAGAAGGGTGGGAGTTTAAGAATACTCTCAGCGAAAAGAACAGGATCCTGATCCTGATTGGCGATCGTGGATGTTTTTGTTCTTTTCGAGTATTACAGGAGAATACCCACTGAGCAAAAAGGACAGGCACATGGCAGGAATAGCGAACCTGGTGTGTCTGTCCTTTTTGAATGTAACGAAGAATACTCTCAGCGAAAAGAACAGGATCTTGATCCTGATTGGCGATCGTGGTCGTATCTGTTCTTTTCGAGTATAACGGTCACTCTGTCCGGCGGATGGCAGAGTAATCATTCAGGAACTCATAGCTAGAGTGTTGAGTGATATAGAAGCAGGCTTGTTTGATAAATATCTCAAGTTCATTTTCTGGAATATATTTCTGGTAATTGAATACCTGACGGGGAACCATTCCATTGAGGTTGGTTTTAACTTTCTCCCATACCTGGAGATAAAGTTTATCACCTACACGTTCCCTTAACTCCTTTAAATCTTCAATCCGATTCAACCGATACTTAGAAAGGCATTTCTCCTGATTGTTCGATACGTTCAATTGAGGCATAGTCGATTGTTTCTTTTGTTTGTATAAAAATCATTTCCGTTGTTTTCTTATCGATCTTCCGGATGATGCGTCCCTCGTTATTACAAAACTCAACCGGATTATATGAGATTATGTGGTCAGCCAGTTTACAATAAGCCTTCAGAGCTTTTGAAAACTTATGCATCGTCCACCTATTTTGCTTAGTATCGTCAGAGAAAGCCTTCAGCGCTTCAGATTTGGGTTTCATGCAATCGCAATTCTCAGAACCAGGACCGAAATAAACCTGTGCCCAGTCGTAAAAGATATCAGTCATTGCTGATCGTAGAGTTCTGGCCGTGACGTTCTGCATTGGGGGGTTGATCTTTACTCCTTTGTCAATGGTAGAAAGATAGAATTTACAACATTGCATACAAAAGTTAATATCATCGTTCCATTCTTCTTCAGTATATTGATCCCGGAAGAGATCCTTTTTGAAATCATTGTGTATTGTCCTGGTTTCATAGTAATCGTTGTAGTTAGTTTTTTGGTGGTAATAATCAGAGAATACCATATATAACAAGCGTCGCTCTGTACTGCCGTCCGTTCGATCCGGAGTGAAGTTGCTGGTGATCGCAAATTTTGCGGCACGTTCAAACGGTATAGTATAACTTCTGGCAAATTTAGGGTTGACAATAATTTCCCCAGTTACGCTGTCAAAAAAGAAACCAAATGGCAGATACTTATCAGCGTCGTCGATCAGGATCAAGTCTGTATATTCCGATACGTTTTCGTAAATGTGTGCATTTTCCGTCAGCTTTGGATTTCGTCCGGATAAAGTTTCAGTATTCATGAAATAGCGGAGTGTCTTCAAGCATGCGGATTTGCCAGATCCTCCGTTACTCTCATCCGAATTACTGACTTTATTATCCATAGCGAAAACGCACCAGGCCCGGTGTTCTGACTTTTGTCGGTGCAAAAGATAACCAATCGTGAAGATCTTATTTATTAGGTGCATTTTTTGTTCATAAATCTGATCATCGCTTAAATTGGGGCCAGCTATATTGAAGTGATTCTCCCGTCGGTATCTGAGGGCCTCTTCGCTATACATATCAGCTAGGAAAGGATCTTCCAGTTCTTTACGCCAATGGATGCGACTTGCATTGATCAGGAATTTGAAATAATTGCTTTTCAGATTTCTAATCTCGATGTCCCAATCACCGTCTGTCTGTGTAATATTGAAGGCAGGATCCTGAAGCGTTACCCGATGCGGAATAACTTCGTTCTCCCAGACATAATGCTTATTTGTTTTTCCGATTTCGATGATACGATCCCCGAACACTTCAAATGTATTGTTCGGGAAAAAGAAATACTGACTTGTTGGAGTAAAATCGGTAAAGTCCAGTTGTATTTCGTCCAGGTCGTTTAGGCTATCTCCATTTAACCTTGTTGAATTGTTGATCAGGTTACGGATATCAACGTTCAGATAACGTTCAACAGCGAACTTTCTGAAGTACGCTCGAATATCCTTGACTTCAACCTGACGAACAATGTTACCGTTAATATGGACAAACATCTTTCCGGATTTACTATTCTTGTCTGACAGGGTCGCAAACCCATGACAGCTGAGAAAATGGGAAACGTAGTCCGAATTTATTTCCAGGTTCATTTTGCCTTTGCTTGGTTTATATTCCCAAAATCTGACAGGTTTTGCTACTTCCATTAAGTTTTTCAGATCCTGCTTTTCAGGCCAGATTTCGCAGTAATCCCGGTAGTCTTTCCGAGGTTTCCGTCTATTATCCCGGTATTCTTTTAGCTTCTTTGGTAGCCAGATAGTAAATATTTCGATATATCTTGTAGCCAGTATCTTACCTCTCTTTATGCCGGTATCATCAATATCGGGGATGTTATATAGTTTTTCGACATATTTCATGATTAGTTTATATTCCGGCTCGGTCAGATTGTATGTTTCAGAATTGAACCATAATGGAATAAAGTTGTGCGCCTTTATGCATAAAGCATCACGTTCGCCGGAGCAGATGAAAGCCTCCGGCAATTTCTTTTCTTTGTATTCACCTTCCGGATTAGATTCTTTCCAGGTTTTTTCCTCCTGATCATTGTACTGTTTATGCATGACCTTGAGCTCTTCAAGGCCGTTGATATATTTTTGTGGTTTCTCAAATTGATAGAAAAAACGATAGGCTTTATCCGGATTAAGGGGTTGGTAAATTTTGTAGAAAAAACCGTTATCAGTATTACAGATACATTTTCTCATGAATATAGGGTATGTATCTGTACTGCTGATTGTCGTTGTGATCAACCCGGAACCATCTTTTGCTTTGTTGGTTTTCTGGTAATATTCCAAGCTGATCCAGCCGAGTAATTCGCAGTGTTCGACAGTAACGCGCGGGCCTAATAGCTTTAGTTCTGCTTCGGTAAACTCTTTTGCTTTGAAAAGAAACAGTCCTTCAGTTTCGCCTTCTTTGGCTGGCCTACGATCAAATTTTGCCCTGTTCTTTTCGACGGTGACAACATCACCCGATATGTCAAATTCTTTGGCTAGCCAGTAAATTGCCTCATTAAACTTCAGTCCCATTTCAGCCATACAAATATCAATAGGAGATAGGGCTGTATCGTTTTGGCCGAAGTCTGTTACTCTCCAGATACCTTTGATTTCCTTGACAAAGGCGGATGGCGTATCGTCACTGTCACGAATTTTGAATGGTGTATTTTTTTTGTCTACAACCTCCCGTGCTTGAGGGTAAAAATAGAGTATGATGTCTAAACCATTGCTGGTTTTATCATAGATGTCTTTCGTAGTAATCATGAGCGTGTAAAAATTTCGTAATCAATAGAATGGGATAATAGCTGCAAGAAAGAACGTTCGTCCTTACTGTACAAAGACTGAACGTTTGAATGCGTTTGGGCTACCATCGAAATAACGTATGCTTCAAAAGGGGTAAGGTCGTGGATTGCGACCTTACCTGTTTTATCTTTTTCTATATACATAGCTATTCCTTTAATGAATTTATCTGTTCGTCAATACCGGCAATACGTTTTTCCCTTTTCTGTTTCCGGATCTTCTGAGTCTCTTCAGTTTGATCCGGGTATACTGTGCCTGCAAAACGAAGGAACACTTCCGCTTCAGCGCGTCTCCATAACTGATTGTTTAATCCATAATTTGAGAGGCAGACTTTTATAAAGAGCATGGTAATTTTGAAACGTGCTCTTTCATTAAGGGGATTAATGACTTTCAAGACTCGATCCGCCCCAGCTTTTTCCGCTTTATCTAGGTGTAAGTTGGGTAGTATCCGCCGGTATTCGGATTCTCCGATCTGTTTCAACATTGTGTAGACTAGAATGTCGTTTTGTAAAGGAGTGAGCTTCTGTTTATCAGGTAAAGGGAAAAGGTTAAAAATTTGTTTCAGATCGTCAAATGTATTGATTAATTCAAGTTCAAATTCTCTGTCCTTTTTCTTTAGTAACTCTTTGATTGTTTCCTCATGGGAATTGGCGAAGTTTAGGTCTTTTTGTTTCTGTCTGACATAATATGCAGTATCAAGATTGTCATTATAAACATTTACTGCAGGAACATATCCTTGTTCTGGCAATTTCTCGTATCGATCTAAACGTTTTTGATAATCAGTAAGTCTCTTGTCATAATTTTCATCTGCTTCATTGTTATAACGTTCCGGGTAGTTTGGTGGACATTCTATATCATAGAAATCAGCATCAAAAACAGGAATGCCAGTCGCTTTAATAGACTCGGATAAAACATTGTCTTTTATATGGCTATGTTGGAAGAATACACATTTGATCCCGTCGTTTTCAAGTTCATTGCTGATTTTCAAGGCTCTTTTTGTTAATGCTTCCACATTCTTAGCTTCAAAGCAGAATTTGTTAGTGCATTTTTCTTCATCGCAAAAGAGATCGGAGTACCGGCTGTTAAAGGAACATTTCTCACAGTCTAAGGTTGAAAATAGAGCATTCTCAAAATCTATTGATATGTTATTGATTCTCTTGACCAGTTCTTTACTAGTGATAGTAGTCCAGCTGCTCCAATTGTCTTCCTGATAGTGTGAGTTGTATAGATCTCGTTGGATTTTAGCATCTAATTTGCACAATTCCAGACCATGAGAGATAGGAATCTGATCTTTTTTTATGAGAACTCGGAACTCGTCGATCAGTTCATTCAAACGTAATCTGTTCCGAATATACATTTCACTCTTTCCGAACCTGGCTGCCAGTTCCAGAATAGTTATTTTGCGTCGTTCAATCAATTGTAAGAATGCAACAGCTTCTTCCATCGGGGAGATATCCCGACGTTGCAGGTTCTCTGTGATCATGATGTCGAGGGCTTCATCATCCGTTAGGTCGCGGATCATGGCCGGTATCGTTGATTGCTGTGCGATCATAGATGAACGGTAACGACGTTCTCCGCAGACGATTTCATACTTACCTTCATGTATTTTGGAAGGTCGAACCATTATCGGCTCGATCACGCCTTGAATGGCTATGGACTTAGCAAGTTCCTGAAGGCTTTCTTCGATAAAAACTGTTCGATGATTCATCGGACTAGGATGGATCTCTGTAATGTCAATAATATTAATACCTAGCATAGTGTGTAATTTTTTATCTTTGTACAGCAATCGGTTATTACTCCTATAGTTCAGTGCATAGTTCTTAGCGAACCTCTGCTGGAAGCTGAATACCGATTGCTTCATTTCTATTTAATGATTCAGTTTATTCAATAGCATATCAGCAAGTTCCTGTGTTTTTTGCTCCGTCTCCTGCTCTTGAACCTCGCAAATAAATCTCTTAATTGAAAATACATTACCAGGCAGGATAGTGCCTTCGATGATGTATGTCTTACCGCTTGGATCGGTTTCTTTTACAAACTTTGTTTTCATGACTTATTTATTTCTTAGATTTACGCTAATCATTGTAATTTTGTTCCTCATAAACATTCGTTGTATTTAGAACATTTGCACTATCCTTAGTTTTTCCATCTCGAATGAAAAATTTTTCAGATATAAGTGTTTTATATTCTGATTCAGGAATATACATTGTGTGACAAACCCCGTTGAAATATAAATTACATCGCATTAAAGTTGTATTTTTCAACTTCCCTTTTACATCTATTTGCAATATTCTTTTCTCCATCTTTCAATAATTTTTAATTGTTAATACTCTAACTCCACGCGGTCCTTTGGTTGCTGGATCAGATTTAATTTCTTTGTATGCACAATGAGAACATAGTGTTTCTGTTTCATCAATCCACCAACAGTTACCATGTGTAGGATTAGAACAGGCGTTATCCATAGTACAACCACACATACGACAAATTCCTTTTTGTGGTTCCATCCTGAAGAGGCCGGCATTAAAATATTCACAAATACGAGTGATAGATGTATGTACCTGTTCCTCTTCTGTAAGGTTTTTAAAAAGAAGTTCAGCTTTTTCGTAATCAGTCATCTTCTCGATCATCTCATTTTGTTCTTCAGTAAAGTCAAAAATGACTGCTTCACAGTATGTAACTGGGTATAGAATAGTTCTAATCATAATGTTTTGTTTTTATTAATACTGTTGTTGTTTTGTTCACCTTGATTGGTGTTAACTTCTTTTCCCGTTGTTTTTGCTTCCGGATGATCTCATCTAACCCGGAAGTATTAGTTGTAGTGTCTGGCTTTATTTGCCGGTTGATCCGCTTCGCACTCATACTCTAATTTTGCGAAGGATTGTTTTTGAAATCTCTGATCTCATTTCTTTCGTTTAAAGATTTGACTGTATTAAATGCAGCCTGAGCTATATATTCTAAAACTTCATCTTTGGAAAGACTTTCTTTTTTTTCTTTTTCTAATCGTTTGATTATTTCAGCGGCAAAAGATCCGCTTAACATGAAAATAAATAAATCGTGCATAGTTTTAATGTGTTAATCTTTTAATCTGTTTCTGTATTCAATTCTAGTACGTCTCCCAGCTCTGTACCGGCAGAAGTCTTTCGAGTAGTGGATTTCTCCGCCAATAAATATCATTAAGAGTACGGAAGCTATGGCTGATCGAACCGCAGGTGATAAATCAAAAGAAATATTATAGTGCGTACAAAACCACCAAGCAGAAAGCTCATTGATTTTAGTACATCCAGTTTTTTTGAAAATCCTTTGTTTTACATTATCTACAGTTTTGTATGCTATATGAAGAGCGTAAGCTGCTTCTTTGAAAGATGCGCCCCAGGCAATCCGTTCTGCTACCTGTCTTTCACGTTTTGTTAATTGTGCATCTTTGTTCATTGTTAATCGCTTCTGTAATTTCCCAAATCTCAGTAGTCTCCGTAATCCCATATTTCGCGAATATCTTTTCTACAGCTTCTTTTTGATGTGCTGCAATATTCGGTATACACTTTCGCTTTCGATAATAATATTGGGAAGTACGACACCCAAGTACATTCATCAGGTCTGCTTTGAGCTTGTTGTAATTCTCTTTTACAACCTTTTGCGTTCCAGGAAGGAACGAATAGTTTAACTTCTTTTGTTTCAT